CAATACATGAACTGGTTGAAAAAGAAGACTTTGTTAGCGCAATGCCTATCATTTATGAGGTGTTGACTGAATATCCTAATGACGCGGCAACGCTGCACTTCTTAGGTTATATCTGGCTGCTGACAGGTAAAGAGGCATTTGCCTACCAATTATTCCGCAGGGCATTACAAGAGATGCCAGGCAACAAAGCAATCTGGACTTCGTTTGGGCGAGCCGCTCACGAGCTAGAGATGTTTGACGAAGCATTGCAAGCATTTATGAAGTCTGCCGAGTTAGACCATAATTATGCTCTTGCTTACTCAAACGCATCCGCTACATTAGTTCAAATGTCAAAGTGGGATGACGCAGAGAAGTCTGCTCGCATGGCATTAGATTGCGACCCTAAAGACTTAAACGCACAGATGAATTTAGCCCACTGCTACCTTGCACAAGGCAAGTGGCGTGAAGGCTGGTATGAATGGCACAAGTCTTTAGGATGTAAGTTTAGAAAACACATTACATACAATGATGAGCCTGAATGGAAGGGCGAATCGGACAAGACATTAATAGTCTATGGCGAGCAAGGGCTGGGTGACGAGATATTCTACGCATCCTGTTTGAATGACGCAATTGACATTAGCAAGAAGGTTTACCTTGATTGCGATCCTAAGCTAGAAGGATTGTTTAGACGCAGCTTTCCTAAAGCGGAAGTATATGGCACGCGCAGATTAGACTCTCCGTGGGCTGATGGCATTAAGTTTGACGCAGGCTGCCCTATTGGTGGATTGCCAGAGTTTTTCCGTAACAATGACAAGGACTTTAACGGCAAGCCGTTTCTAGTTGCAGACCCTGAAAAGGTTTTGATGTGGAAAGCTCTGTTTGATTCATGGGGCAAGAAAGTAATCGGCATTACGACACACGGCGGTTCAAGATTAACCAATGCTAAAGGTAGGAAGCTAACTGAGTTTGACCTACAGCCATTACTAAAGCTAAAAGATTATGAATTTGTATGTTTGGATTACAAACCAGAACACCGAATTGATGGCGTTCATTACTTCCCTTTTGCTGCTCAATCTAACGACTATGATGACACGGCTGCACTAATCGCTGCATGTCATAAGGTGATTGGTGTAAATACCACCGCATTGCATTGTGCTGCCGCTCTGGGCGTAGATACATGGGCATTGACCCCTGACTATCACCAGTGGCGTTATGCTCGCCCTAGCATGCTCTGGTATAGGCACATGAGACAGATAGACCAAAAAGGCAGACAGTGGCGCGAGGTTGTTGAGCATCTAGCAAAGCAACTGTAATGGGCTACGGTGATTTTATTATGGCTTCTGCTGATGTTAAAGAAGCTAACAAGCGAACAGGCAAGTTAGTTAAACTAGGCAATGGCACAACGATGTATCTTGATAAAAACATATTTGCTAACAATCCGCGCATGGCAAAAGCAGAAGATACAGATGTTGTTTGGGTGGCTAACTATCCTGGCAAACGCCCTTATCTTGCTGGCAATGATGGCAGGCATCTAATCTTTAACAAGACTTTCAAGGCTACTGCTGGTGAGATATACCTCACATCGGCTGAACGTGAGTGGGCAAGAAAGCGCATTAAAGGCGATTACATTGTAGTAGAGCCTAACGTAAAGAAAACTTACATACATACAGTCAATAAATCTTGGCCTTACTTTGATGAATTATTAAATACAGATTTACCGTGGGTGCAGTTAGGCGATGTCAATGTAAAAACAAAAACAAGAAAAGTTGACACAGCGTCATTTAGAGAAGCGTTATCTGTTTTGGCTGGGGCAAAGCTATTTGTAGGCACTGATGGCGCGTTACATCATGCAGCCGCAGCACTTGGCATTCCCGCCGTAGTTATCTGGACTGGATTCACTAGCCCAAGGCATCTAGGATACGATTCACACATAAACATTCATGACGGTGGTGATCCTTGCGGAACTTATTACAAAGTTTGCGAGCATTGCAAGAAAATAGCTCAAAGCATCCCGCCAGAACAAGTTTTAGAGGCTATAGAGCGTGAAATCAATCGAATTGATACTGTCAGGTGTTGAAAGGCGAGATAACTGCTTAAAACGCTTTGCAGAGGCTTGTAAAGGAAGTTTAGTTAAAGAGTGGAATGGCGAATCAATACCAGTAATTGTTGGCAACTTACACGGAGCCGATGATATACAGATTGAATGCAGGAAACGCAACCATCCTTATATATTAATAGATCACGGTTATTTCAACCGAGACATAAACCTTTCATGGGCTAGGTTTTGCGTTAGTAACTATCATTGCACCGATTGGCGGGATAGTGACCGCAAGATTCCAAAGGTAAGAAAATGGCAACAGGGCGATAACATCATTGTTATACCGCCTGCCGATAAGATAGCTAAAATATACAACGCTTATAAGTGGACTGACGAGGCTATTCATAGAATAAGGTTATTCAGTGATAAAAAAATAATCGTTAAGCATAAAAGCGAAGGCAGTCTTGGTGAGCATCTTAAAAACGCGCACTGTTTAGTTAGTTTTGGTAGCGTATCAGAGGTTGAGGCTATGATTCATGGCGTTCCTGTCATAGTTTCACAGCACAGCCCTGCAATTCCTGTATCAAATAAGATAGAAAACATCGACAACCTAGTTTATCCAGACCGCATCCGCTGGTTACACTCACTTGCTGCAGCAGAATGGCATAAAGATGAGATGGATAAATGCTGGCAACGTATAAGAGGGCAACTCTATGGCACTAATCGCAACATATAGCGCACTACAGACGGCAATATCCAATTATCTGTCGCGCACAGATTTAACATCTCAGATTCAGGATATTTTTATCCCATTTGCTGAGAATCGTTTACGCCGTGAGCTACGCACTAATGAAATGTTAAGTTATACAACCTTGACATTGACTAATAACGTAGCAACGTTGCCCGCTGACTTTCTTGAGATGCGCGAATTGCACTTTGATAGCAACCCTGTGGATGATATTCAATACCAAACACCTGACTTGTTCTTTCGCAACAGAATCACAAAGACTAGCGGCTCAGTTGCTTATTTTACTATATTGGCCAACGAGATTCACTTTGCACCAACGCCTAACGTAACAAGCGATTTGCAGATACTGTATTACACAAAGCCTCCGTATCTATCAGACAGCAATACATCAAACGTATTTCTTAATAACTATCCTGATGCTCTTTTATATGCGTCACTAGCAGAGGCTGAGACTTATTTAATGAATGATGCGCGTGTTGCTACATGGGCTAATTTGTATGACCGTTCTATCCAGAACATCTATGCAAGCGATCAAGGTAAAAACACGCCTAACACTTCAATTGCTGTGGTGGCTCGATAATGCTGATTAAACTTGATATGGCTGAATGGTTGCCTGACCGTCCTGGCGTGGTTGGCGCATTGACAGAAGCAACTAACGTCTATCCTGTTGCAGCAGGGTATGCCCCGTTCCCGTCTGCCGTAGTTTTAAGCGATGCGGCAAGTGAACCGTTATTAACTTGTTTTGCTGGCAAGACATCAGGCTCTACAACACTATTTGCTGGTGGTGCGTCAAAACTATTTAAATATGATGCTAATGACCTTGACCTTGATGATGTTTCTCAGATGGGTGGATATACCGCAACATCGTGGGACTTTACACAATTCGGCAAGGTGGTGATTGCGGCTAACGGAACTGATATTTTACAGGGCTGGACGCTAGGCACTTCTACTCAGTTCGCTGACTTGGATGCTGCTGCACCTACGGCTAAGTTTGTTACAGTGGTTCGTGACTTCGTTGTTGCTGCAAATGATTCTACAGACGCTAACAAAGTTTATTGGTCTGACATCAACGATGAAACAAATTGGACACCAGGCGCAGCTTCTCAATCTGACTTCCAAATTATTGCAGACGGTGGTGACATAATCGGATTAACTGGTGGTGAAATTGGTATTGTTTTATTGGAACGATCAATTGTGCGAATGACTTATATAGGTTCGCCGTTGTTCTTTCAGTTTGACAATATCTCTCGTGGCGTAGGATGCTTTGCTTCTGGTTCGGTTACTCAATACAAGGGCATTACTTATTTCTTGTCTGATAACGGATTCTATCAATGTGATGGTCAATCTGTTCAGCCAATAGGCACAGAAAAAGTTGACCGATTCTTTTTTGATGACGTATCTGGCAATAGATTAGAGGAAATGTCAGCAGCCGTTGATCCAATTAAAAAGTTAGTCGTATGGAATTATTTTGCTACAGATGGGACTCCTGCACAGCTTATCTATTCTATTGACTTAGGTAGGTGGACATACGCTAGAGCCAACATTGATGCTATCGCTGATTTAGCAACGGCTGGCGTTACATTAGAAGGTCTTGATGCTTACGGCACTGTGGACACTATTGACCGCACATTTGATAGTCGTGTTTGGTCTGGTGGAGATTTACTGTTGGCTGGCGTAAGAGGGAATCAGATAGTTACAGTTGATGGTCCAAACCTTCCAGCTAATTTAACTACTGGTGACGTACAGCTACAAGGACAAAGAAGCGTTG